TCAACTGACCAACGACCGTTGGAGTCAATATCGAGGTCAAAAATACCTGCAGTAGCAGTGTTTTGGACTGCACCTTGCTCAGCAACCTTATAAACGGTTCTGATAACTTCACGGTTGATTTCAGCAAGAATCTCAGTTGAGAGAATGTTTGCCAATTCCGCTTCAGCATTCAGACCATGGATTGCCTTAAGGTCTTGTGCAAGTTCTAATGAATACTCAGCCTTGAGTGCTCTTGACTTTGCAGTAACAGTAACTTTCTCAATTGAGAAAGCCATCTGGTTGAATGCATCACTACCAGTGCCATCAAGATTCTCAGCAGAATCGGTGCGTAGACCTTGACCTACGTTATATGCTGTTGAAGTAGCACTACCAACTGGGTTAAGAACTGAGGGATTAACACCACCTTGGGCAGTAGTACCCATACCAGCATTGGTATCACTGAATCCAGCAGCATCGTCACGACCAGCAGGTTGACCAGAGAATGCTGAATCAGCTTCGTTAAAGAATGCTTCAGTACCGGACTGATTAACATAACGTGAACGCATTGCAAAGATGAGTCCAGTAGGACCACTCATTGGTTGAACGCCTGCGATATCATAGGCAATCAAATTAGGCATTGAACGTCTGATCAATGAGATCAGAACTGGATCGAAACCTGCGGTAGGGCCAGCGGCTGCTGATGCTCCAGTAAATCCACCGTTACCAACAGCATTGGTTGGTGCTTCAGTCAGGAATGAACCTGCGGTTTCGAATGAGGATTGCTCCCTTAAAAATCTTTCTTGGTTTTCTAACAGGACTGCGGTTACGGCTCTACGATGCGAATCTTTGATTGAATCAAGACCCTCATAATTGAGAAGAGGTGCCCACTTTTCCTGCAGATGCTCTGATTGGAACATTTGCTTTTACCTTTGTTAAGTGTTTGTTTTTTGGTTTGAATTATATTAAATTCAATTATTTGCTGAATGCTGAAAGAGTCTTCAGATAACTAGCCATTGAACCTGAATAAGATTCTGGTGCAGCATCTAATCCCTCAGACAAAGTTTCAGTTCTTGCGGAAGGAGAAACTCCTCTTGAAGGAAAATATGATTCCCTCAATGTCTCCAGTTTTTCACGATATTGTGACTCACTTTCAAACTCTACACTTTGGGAAAGTGAAGCGAGCTTGTCTTTCTGAGTGTCTGCAAGACCTTCGGAAATTTGATCAAAGATTCCATCAGCAACCGACTCTGAAAGACGCTTGTTGAGTGAAATATTCTTTTCAATTTGCTCGTTGAGTTTTGTCTCCATTTCATCAAGTTTTTCTACCATACTCTCGATGACATTATATTTTTCTTCAGGGATTGATACATAATGTGCTTCAAAAAGACCCTTCATTCCTTCAAGGAATGATTCGGTCATTTCAGTTTTAAGTCCGTGCTCGACTGCGAGTGCATTTTCAGAAATCCACTCGTCAGCAACATACTCAAGGTATGAATCTACACGATCTGCAAGTTCGGTCTTAATTTCTTCGACTTCTTCTGCAAGAGCATTAGAATACTGCTCTTCAAGAGATTCTCTAATTTCAGAAACTTTTGAACGAAGAGCAGCTTCGAAGATTGTTCTTGCTTTTTCTTGAAACTCTTCGGAGAGATCCTCACCAGCAAGGAGAGCATTAACATCTTCATCGATGTCAAACTCCTCTTCTACAACTTCCTCTTCATCTTCTTCTTCTTCTTCAGTCTCTTCAACTTCTTCAGTATCTTCTACTTCATCCTCATCACCTTCTTCTTCGGAAAGAACCTCTTCATCTTCAAGATCTTCTTCTTCTTTCATTGCTTCAGCAGATTTTGCACCTTTGTTTACAACATCTCTAACTTGCTTGAGAGTTGTGCCTGGTGTTTTCAGTTTTGCTGAATCATCATCTGACCTGTAGTTTTCTGGAGTAGGACCACCAAGATCTTCATATGAACCAGTTTGTCCTGGTGTTGATCCTGAAAGACTTGGAGTTGGATCAGGTGCAGATGCTCCTGAGTTCACAGCAGTTCTGGATTGTTTTGCTCCACTTCCCGCACCACCACCTTGTCCGGGTGTAGAAGCAGATTCCATTTCTTGTAATTGTTTGCCACGAGACATTTGAACTCTCCGTATTGTTCCTGTAGTAAATCTATATTTATTTATAATTAATTAAATTACAACGAATTTAAGAACTCATTGAACACTGATAACTTATACTCTTCAAGAACACCTTGATCAACAAGAGTGTTAATTTTTCTATAGGATTTCTCTGCTGCTTTTTCTCTTAACAGTCCTCCATCCCAACACCATTCTTTTCCTTCCATAATTCCTTGAACAAATGCATCAGGTGCGGAAGGATCAGCAACAATATCAGCAGCAGTTGCTAACATAAAATCTTCACCAACTTCTTTATATCCTTTGTTGTTTTCTCTAAGTGAACCAATACCACGAGAAGAAACACCAAGAGTTACTCCGTCCTTTAGGAGAGATTCTGCAATCTTGCCCATAGGAGTAGAAAGAATTTGAGCCTTACCAACAAAGTTATTGCCATCACGATAAAGTTCTGTGATTTTGTGAGAAACTCTATCAAGGTTCACAGTAGGTCCATCTGGATGACCAAGTTCTCCAAGAGCACGTCCCTTTTGAACATATTGCTCATTGTAACGATTTACTTCACGTTCCATAATAGACATAGGATACATACGTCCATTACGATTCACAGTTTCTGCTTGAAGGAATGGTCCTTTAATATAAAGTCTCGTTGACTTGCCAGTTCCTTCAGTAATAACTTCTACTTTTTCTATTTCTTCTCTAATGAGTTTCATTATGCTTGATTGGTAAGTTGAACTTGTTGATAATAAAGAGTTCCTGCACCGATGCCCCTTGCAGATACTTTATTTGCAGTCACAACAGATGCATTTGATGAACTAAATGCAGTCAAAATTCCACTTGAATTATAATTTACGGTCATTCTTGTTTGGAAAAGACCTCCTACTCCGGAAGATGTGTCAACTGAAAGAACTTGTGCTGAAGTAAAATTATAAAGTGCTTCACTTGCACCAGTTAATGTTACATAATCTCCAACACCAAAGGGAAGTTGAGTTCCTTCTGGACAAGTAAGAACTGTTGAAGTGCCGGTTGTAACTCCAACAATACGATTTGATGCTTTCGTAAGAGCGAGAGTTACTGTTTCTCCAGATGGAATAAAGTAGTCAGCAGTAGTTGCTGAAGGAGTTCCTCCAACTGCAACATGAGCAGCAGCACCAACTGCAACAACTCTAATAGTGTCTGATTGAACAGAAAACGCAGTTGAAGTTGTTGCTGTTCCTGCTAAAAAATTAAATGAGGCTCCAACGCCAACTGGTCTATGAGTCATTATTTTATTAGATACACTTTTATTTATTTATCAATCAATCTTCCTCAGCAGCATCAAACATTGAGTTTGCTACAAAAGGTCTAAATTCATCAACTTTTCCTGATGCTTTTGCAAACAAAAGTTCTTTGATCTTGTCACTAATCTGTGAGGGAGACTCATCAGAAGCAATCATGTCCATTAAATCATCCATATTTTTAAATTAATTAATCAATGTTATTTATTAAATCTCACCACCTTTGGGAATTTCTGCTATTTTTCCATTAACTTCAGTTGCAGATCCATCAATTTCTGGTTCCATTACTGGTTGTCCCAAGTCCATTGAAGCAGTTCCTGAATCAAGTGGCATTCCAGTTGCTGGATCTATTGGAATATTTGGATCAGGAATAATACCATCTTTGATTTCTTTTTTAATTATTCTATCCTGATCTATGATTTCTTCATCAGTTTGACGAAGAATTTTGCGTCTTAGGTAATCTTGTGAAAAATATTTACCAACATATGGTTCAGCTGTTGCGACCATTGCAAGTCTTTCATTTAACAGTTCTGCATCTTTAAGTTCTGAAAAATGATTATCATATAAAAAGTCATATTGAATATGCTCTTCCATCATACTCCAGTCTTCTGGAGTAATGACATTTTTAAGAATTAATTGCGTTTTCAGCATGTCATGGAACATGTATGAAAACCTTTTTCTAAGACGAGAAACAAACTTAGTAAATTTTACTTCGTCTCTTAGAATTTCTGAAGAACGACCAAGGTTAAATCCACCTTCACCATCCATTCTTGATGGTGGTACATTTAGAGATCTAAAAAGTTTTTTCTTAAAGTATTCAATATCAGTAATTTCTCCTAAGTTTTGTCCCCCAGGAAGTGTGGTGATTTCAGTTCCTCTGCCACCTTCACGACGAGGTAACCAGAAATCTTCAAGCATACTCATAAACTTTTTATCGTCACGAATTTCACCAGTTTGTGCATCATAAACTAGTTTGTTACGATATCTCATCATAACGTCACGAAGGTATTGTTCTGCTTTTACCTTAGGAAGATTGCCAACATCAATATAAAAAATTCTTCTTTCAGGAGCACGAGATAATCTATAGATAACCAAAGAATCCTCAATCATTCTAAGTTGATTAAGAGATTTAATTGCTTTGTGAAGATATGAAAGAGTATTTCCTCTATTTCTATCTACAAGACCTGAGGTGCAATATGTGATAGAATCTTTTGTCATTTTGACTCCAGCATTCCCACCAAAACCAGATGGATCTCCTGAAGTATAACTTGCTTTTGGAGTGTAAATGAAGTATTCCTCTATTTCAGGAAACTCATAATCCATTGGATTATCACTTCTGATATTTGCCAATCTATATCTATCTTTCTCACTTTTCTTCTGTTGCTTCACATATTTCATTTTAAGTGGATCTATATAACGCAACTCTTGAATTCCTTCATGAGGACTCTTCAAATCAATTACTTTGTGATAAAATATTCTTCCATCTACATACCAATTTCTATAAATTTCATGAGATTTTTTATCAAAGTCTAGTAAAGATAAAATATATTTAAACTCTTCTCTTATTTTTTTCTTAATTCCATCACTTGCATTTAAATTAGATAACTCAATTTGAATTGGAGAATCATTTGAATCTGATACGATAGCTTCATTTACAATGTCTTCAATTGCACTATCACACTCTGGGTGCAGTGACATTTCACGATATCTTTTAAGTAAATCTTGTTCTGTTTTATAAACACCTTCAATATCTAATGATGTACCAAAAAAACCACTACTCATATAGTGGTCATTCCCGTCCTCGGTATTAGGAGGAACGGGAGAGACTACTCCAGGAGATAGTGGTTCCGTGTCTTCAATAGAAAACCCAAAAAGTTTTGCCATAATTTATTTTAATTTTTATCTTTTACCTATTTATTAACCTTTTGCTGCCGTAGTTCCACTAATGAGTGAGAATGATTGAACTTGGAATTCAACTGTGAATTCTTCAATTGTATCTCCACTATCGTAAGATAGATCAATAGCAGAAACTGCGGTTGGGAAAATATCAATAAATTGATATGCTGCCAAAATAGAACTGTCTGTTCCTGCATTAGTTGTGCTGTTAACAGTAGCTCCTCTTCCAAGTTGATAAACAGTTGCATTACTCATATAAGAACTTGGATTTGTTGCTCCAAGATTATTATCAAGTTTTGCTATTAGTTCCATCCAAGCTTCAAACGATCTACGAAGTTTGAAATTCTCATCATTAATAACAGTTACAGTCCAAACATCAATAGATCTGTCTCCAGCAACTTTGAATATTCTTCCTCTAAATGGAACATCAATACTAGCAATAGTAGATGCAGGCAAATTAGCTGCCTTACAAAGATATTTAAATGTATCAGCGTCCCATCCAGGAATTGCAGATGGGAATGTTGTTAATTCTACCTCAAATAGATTGGGTCTTGCACCACCACCAGCTAAGGTGCTTTTAAATTGTGAGATTGTTTTGAGTGCCACTTTTAGTTACCTCCTTGTGTTATTTATTAATGATTAAACAGTGCCAACAACTTCTTCAAAACTCACTCCTGTGCGAGTTGCGACGAATGTTAACGTTACAAAATTGATAGATTTAGCGGGTTTCAGGAAGATATCTGCCCTAAACTCATTGTTATCAATCACGTCGGGGGTATTATTTGTTTTATCACAAACAACTAAGAATCCATAAAGACCTCTTTTTGCTTCAACATCACGAAGGAATGGTTCAACAATGTTTCTAAAGTTTGCTCTTGTTAACTCATCATTAAGTTCAAAGAGTTGTGCTTCTGCAGATCTTTGAAGTGCTTGTTGAATTGTAAGGAACAAACGACGAACGTTAATTCTATCAAAAGCAGATGCATATCCAAGAGCAGTTTTATCTCCGAAAAGAAGAGTACCAATTCCTGGTTGAGTTATAATTGGATTAATTCTTTTTGGATAGAGTTGATCTCTTTGTGCTTTGCTTGGATTGTATGCAAGTTTAATTGCATTATTAAGAATTCCACGTTGTTGTCCTGCAGGAGAGAACCATGGATAAGCAACAATATTAGTGCGGGTCATTAAACCTGCAACGTCAGCATTGCAAGGAATGTAAACAAATTTGTTATTAAATCTGTCGTAGGTGTACTTATATCCACTATCAAATATTGCATACGATGAAGATGAAAGTGAACTGAAATACTTAATTAAATTAGTTGTTTGTGTCGTTGTGTTTGTAACACCAACTAAATCAGCTTTGTGAGCTCCAATTGTTGCAACACAATCTTTTCTCTGAGTTGCAAGAGAGATTAAGAATCCTGCTTTTGCTTGAGTATCATTTACTGTTTGTAATGAAGGACCCATGATAATATAATCAGCTTGAACCTCATCTTTGTTTGAGAACAAATTGTATGAAGTGATTAAATTACCAAGAGTTCTTCTC